TTCACGCCACGCTGACCAATGTAACCTCTGTTACGGTATTCCACGACGGCTAATGGAAATTGATCTTCGGCTAATGCTGACGATTGGCACTTGTCTTGTGTCTATCGTCAGCGCAGCCGCCATTGCAAAGATTCAAATAAAAAACCTTATAGAAGACTATGAGGCGTTGCGCCGTTCTCTATCCGACTTGGACAAGAGAATGGACGTAAACGATCAGAAAACTTCGATGGTTGAGCAAAGAACAAATATTCTTTCTGACATTAATTCACCAACAGCCTTAAAAGAACATTGGACGACGATTGCGTCGATTCAAAAAGACGTTGAGTGGATGAAAACCAAAGTCAAAACAATCTGCGATAAACTTACTTAGGAGAAGCCAGTGCCCCGCGTTGGAAATGTTCACTATCCTTATACAGCAAAAGGAAAGGCCGATGCTGCGAAGGCTCGCGCCAAAAAAAATAAAAAGAAACCCACTATTCAAAAAATGAAAGGTGGGGGAAAGGTTCGGGGTAAAAAATAATAAATGGCAACTAGCGGTACTGCCACCTTTAACCTCGACCTTGCGGACATTATCGAGGAAGCGTATGAGCGAGCCGGGTTGGAGTTGCGATCTGGTTATGATTACAAGACGGCTAGGCGCTCGATTAACCTTATTTGTTCGGAGTGGGCAAACAAAGGGCTGAACCTTTGGACGGTGGAAGAGGGTACGGTTACTCTTGTAGATGGAACCGGAACTTACACGTTGCCAGCGGACACGGTTGATCTTATTGAGCATGTTGTCCGTGAAAATGCAGGAAATGTTAATTCACAAACCGATTTAACTGTAACACGCATATCGGTTAGCCAATTCTCCGCAATACCAAATAAGTTAACCAAAGGCCGACCAACACAAATTTGGGTTGATCGACAGATCATTCCAAAGTTTTCACTTTATCCGGTTCCCGATAGCACTGCGCGAACACTGGTATTTCATCGACTACGCCGAATTGAAGACGCTGGATCTCCCGCTTCTAACAATGTCGATGTTCCGATCCGCTTTATGCCCGCGCTTTGTGCCGCCCTTGCTTATCATATCTCTATGAAGCGTCCCGAAACGGCACAGCGGACGCAAATACTAAAGACCTTTGCTGATGAAGCATTTGATCTTGCGGCGGCGGAAGACCGTGACCGCTCTTCCATAACCTTAACGCCGGGAGCACCGTTTTGAGTTTTGCCTCTGGAAGACATGCCCTTGGGATTTGTGATCGTTGTGGCTGGGAATACCCACTCAATGATTTAATCGACCAAGTTCGAGCGGGATTGGAAACCGGACTTTTGGTGTGCTCGGAATGTGATGATGCTGATAACCCACAACTGCTTCTGGGACGCCTTCGCTTCGATGACCCAGAGGCTCTTCGCAACCCCAGACCGGATACTGGAAACCCAATAAGCCGAGGGCTTTCAAGCTTTGATCCAGTTGGGTCTGGGCAGATTAACAACGGTCAAGCTGCCGGGTTTATTTTGAGATCCAATGTCGGTGTAGTGAGTATAACAATATGAACCTCACTAAATTAAAACAGCTTATCCAAGATTACTGCGATAACTCGGAAACGACATTTGTCGCGGATCTTGATGACATTATTAAACAAGCTGAAGAGCGAATCTTACGTCTCGTTACAATTCCGGACTTTCGGAAAAATGTGAGTGGCAATGTATTAGCTGCAAACCGGTTTCTGGATATGCCGAATGACTTGCTTTCTGTTTTGTCGTTTAGCGTAACATCAGACAGTACGAAATCGTTTATGCTTCAGAAAGACGTAAACTTTTTAGATGAGGCATTCCCGGCAAGTGAAACCGGGGTGCCTCGTTTCTATGGTTTGTTCAGCGATGAAAGCTTTGTCTTGGCTCCTGTGCCTAGCTCAAGCTTTTCATCAGAACTTCATTACAGAGCAAAGCCAGAATCAATTACCGCTGCATCAAGCGGTCAAACTTGGTTGGGAGACAATGCGGAAAATGCACTTTTTTATGGGAGTGTAATTGAAGCATACACCTTTATGAAAGGTGAGGCAGATTTGCTTCAGCTTTACGAAGGCAGATTTCAAGAAAGCATTGAACGGTTAAGAAATCTGGGAAGTGGACTCGACGCACGGGATGATTACCGAAACGGAAAATTACGGATGACAGCATCGTGAGCGATTCACTTTTAACATTAGGCACAGTGGGTGTAGTGACATCATCAGACGGCGGGTTGCCACCAGAATACTGGGCCAAGAGGGCGGCAGAACAAATTATTTGCGTTGGGGATCAAGCCCCAGCGCCTCTTCGAGAACAGGCCCATGCTTTTAAAGAGCGGATTGAGTCTGTTGTCCTCCACTACATGCGTCAAGCGATCCGCTCACAGGAGATACAGTAATGGCCTTTTCGGGTTCTGCTCTTTGCACTTCGTTCAAGCAAGAGTTGCTTGTCGGAACGCACAACTTCACCGCATCGTCTGGTGATACTTTTAAGCTAGCGATGTACACAAACTCTGCTTCGATGACAGCAGCCACAACTGCCTATTCAACTTCCGCTGAAATATCCGGAACCGGATACACCGCTGGTGGTGGCACGCTTACAAGCGTTACTCCCACCACAAGCGGAACCACGGCTTTCTGTGATTTTGCTGACCTTACCTTTTCAAGCTCATCTCTTACGGCTCGGGGCGCTTTAATTTACAATTCAAGTGACTCCAATAAAGCCGTGGCAGTGCTGGATTTTGGTTCGGATAAAACCTCGTCCTCGGGAGATTTTACGATCTCCTTCCCAACCGCTGACGCTAGCAACGCGATTATTCGTCTAGCTTAACATGCCAACCTTTACCGGGTGGGGGCGCTCAACTTGGAACTCGGGGTCATACGGCTCTAACATCGAGCAAGTCGATGTTGCGGGTATTGCCTCCACTACAAGTCTAGGAACAGCGACTGCCGCTGCATCTGCTTCTGTATCTCCAACTGGTTTGTCGTCAACGACCGCTCTCGGATCTATTTCCGTATCGGTTGGAACGGGTGTAACTACAAGTCCAGCGGGGCTTTCGTCTACGACTGCCCTTGGCTCGGTTACGATAACACTATCGGCAGCTATTACACCCGCTGGAATTTCATCTACGGCGGCTGTTGGTTCGGTAACTGCGCTGACTGGAGAGGTCATTTCCGTCGCGGGAGTGTCCTCTACTACGGCAGTAGGCTCTCCAAGCATTTCTCTGGGGACAGGCGTTACCGTATCTCCGGCTGGCATTGCATCGACTACTGCACTTGGAACCGCTGTTGCCAGAGCGGGTATTGTTGTTCCGGCGGTAGAGTTTCGTCCGGTTATAAATACGGCGGTTGGGTCTGTTACGATAACGGGGAAGGCAACCGTTTCTCCCACAGGAGTATCATCTACGGGAGCCGTTGGATCTTCAAATATCTGGGGGCTGATCGACACAAGCGCCTCGACAACTTGGACGCCAATAGCGGCGTAGGGAATCAAGATGCCATCAACTTTTGTAAACAATCTTCGACTGGAAGAGATAGCGACCGGAGAAGCCTCCGGAACATGGGGTACTAAGACAAACACCAGTCTCGAATTGATTGGTGAGGCGCTTGGTCGAGGAACGGAGAACCTTGGCAGTGATGCGGACGCGACGATCACGATTGCAGACGGCACGGCTGATGCTGCACGCGCCATGTATCTCAAGATAACGTCTACCTCTTTATCCACCACACGAACAATCACTCTTGCTCCAAACACAGTCTCAAAACTTTGGTTTATCGAGAACTCAACGACCGGAAGTCAGTCTATTACGATCAGCCAAGGATCTGGTGCGAGCATCACCATAGCTAATGGTAAGACCGCGCTGATTGCGACAGACGGTGCCGGTAGTGGGGCGGCTGTGGTTGATGTCTTCGCTGCGCTTGCAGCCGGATCTCTCACGCTCTCGACGGCGCTGGGAGTCGCGAGCGGCGGGACGGGATCGACTTCGGCTTCGGCAGCGCGAACGGCGCTGGGAGTCGCAATCGGATCAGACGTTGCAGCGTTTAATGCCGATGCACTTTTTGCCGATGTTTCAGATAACTTGACCGCTGGCTTCAGTTCCGATTTTGAGGCGATAGGCAATAGCGGGACCGGGACTCAGACTTTAGAAATTGCAACTGCTAAAGAAAATTTAAAAACGATGACAATTAACGGGAGCTTTACGTTGGCTCCTCAGACCACAAATTCGGTAATCGCAATGGTCACAACAAATGATGGGACGGGCGGATTTACGATTACCACTTCGGGGTATGACAAGGTTAGTGGGACTTATAATAACGCAGCCAGCGCCAAACACCTTATGCGCTCCACGGTCATCGATGGCACCCAAGTGTTGGAAATTCTGGAGATCGCCTAAATGGCTCTGATTAATCCGCTTTTGGGTTCAAATCTTGTAAGTGGCGATGCGCCATTTGATACAAGCAGTATTCCAAATTCTGTTTGGTTTGATACCGGTGACCATCTTACGCAAGACACAGCCGCTTCTGATTCTGGGCGCAAGGAAGCTATATTCTCTACATGGGTACAGAGAACTGTTTTTGGCGCTCAAGGTTTTCTTCTGGGAGTCAATGGAAGTGATGTAAACGACCACTTAGCGTTAGATTTTCAATCTACTAATAAACTTAGATTGACCGCCTCTTCCACAACCATTTTAGAAACTACCCAAGTCTTTGAAGACACTGCTTGGTATCACATTCTGGTGACAATTGATACGTCACGGAACAGCGACAGTAGTCAAAAGATTTTTGTAAACGGTGTTGAAGTTACTGACTTTTCAACGCGAAATAATTTTGGATCAAGCGCAGATATTGCTTGGGGCAGAAGCGCAACACATTTGGTAAACAGTGATCCATCATCTGCTGGATCAAATCAAATGGTTGGGTACATGGCGCAGACCGCGCTTATAACAGATAAGTCATTTCAGCAAGGCGACTTTAGTATAACAAACTTTCTTGATTCGTTTGCTTTTGGCACAAACGGTTCTCAGTTTTCACCGAAAACAAATGCTGCAATTGCTACTATGGTGGGGACTGGGGGAAATAATAGTTTTTTCCTTAACTATGAAACTGCATCCGATCTTGGCAATGACGGCTCGTCAAAAAATAATGATTTTAGCGATGTCAGTATGGCGGCGGCAAACCAAGAAACTCATACGCCCAGTAAAAGTTATTCTATATTTAATCCTTTGATAACCGGGGATCAAGGTAATGCCGCCGGTACATTTACCTTAACCGAAGGGGGTCAAAAAGTAGCCATAGATGATTCAAAC